CCCACCGCCATCGCCTCCCGCCCCGCCACTACCACCTGCTCCGCCACCACCTGGAGCAGGCGGAGGAGGAGGCTGGCCATCGGCCATGTTCGCCAGATCATCCGGTATGGGCAAGTTGTATCCCGTGCATGCCTCGTAAAGACGCTTTGCGATCTGAATCAGCCAACGGAGAACGGTTTTAGCCATCGTGGTCAATGCGACTGCACCAACGATCCCAAACTCGGCCATTTTAGCCCGAAACAAGTCACGAAATGCATCGTAGAGTCCCACGCAGGAAAAGAACTGGTAAAACGTCGATAGTGGTGCGGTGACCAGCGTCGAATCCATGTCCATAATACGTTTGTATAAAAGGGCACATTGCTCCTTACTAAAGGGCGTAGGCTTGGGCAAGCCGAGAGCCTCGCGAAGACCTTGAGACATATCGTCTAGTAGCGTGAAACGAAAGTCCTTCTCGATGAACTTTTTAGTCTCGCTATAACTAGCCTTTTTGACACGTAATACAGAATCCAACTGATTTTCAACACCTACACGCCACGCATCGGCATCTAGATTGATAAAAGACTCGTATTGCGCCTTTGATAGTTTGAGTTTTGATACATCGGCCTTTACGATCCGTTCTTTCATGCGACGATCTTGTTCCAATGTATCTCGCATCTCTCGTCCGATTGTTCCAGTGAATGGCGTGGTTCGTGGGAAATATTCGAGAGCCGTTTCGGCCGTCGTTCGAAGTGCACCGTCGAGAAAGGCATTCGACATACGTGTGTTAGAATCGCCCGACAACCACGTAGGCTGGGAAGCGAACGGCGCACCTCGTGGGTTATCACTTTGCCCAACACCGTAGTTGACTCTCGAAGCACTTTTGAAAACGAAGCGATCATCGCCATTCCTCGGGATACGACGCTTCGGCGGCATTTACACACGGTCATTGTCTTTTTATAATGATAATCGACAAGTCGTTTAATCGTAATTCTTTGTTCCCTGCGATTTCCGTTTCATGGGAGTTTTGGACACGGCGGAGTCTGTTCCCATGACGCCCTCCCTCATCGCACGTTTGAAATACTCGTCTCCCTTTTTCGCATTTGCTTCACGTAGTCTTTTGGCGTCTCTCTGTGGGAAATAGATGTATTCGCCCTTCATACTACCTATACACGATACGCACGACATTTTAAGTCGATCTCGATGTAACAATCCTGTTTGTTCAACGAGGCTACTTCCAACTTGGAATTATAGATAGTCAGATGCATCTCGCTAAGATCCTTGACATAGGACGGTAACCACGTATCAGAGTCGTTGACATAAGAGATGTGTCCACCATACACCTGTGATCCAAGGTTGTGAACCGTTGCGACGATGTTTTTACGAGACGGTCTCTGATATGCACCTGTCTTCGAATCATTCAGACCCAATGAACATCGACCATCGTGAAACAAGTTCAGCCCGACTGCGCACATGCTATTATCGCACGAAAGATCGATAGGATGCGTCGTAGATCGTGTCTCGTTCGGATCGACCTCGAACGCCTGATCGTTAGCACCATCGTCGTAGATTCCAAGCGTTTTGTTGGGCAAGATACGGAAAGTCGACGGACCTCCATTAGCAAATGTGATCGTGTTGGATGCCGTGATGACCTGGGCTACGAGTGGTGAATCGATGTTGTTCAATGCGGCTTGGATGGTGGCCAATGTCACGATCGTGTTCAAGGGTAGTTGGATGATTTGCCGAGACGGCCTGCTATGAAAGTAGTAATGATTGGTAACCGCCCACGTGTTTGTCCCAACGGTCGGGGCAAACACCGCATGTTGATCCAACCAATACTGTGCGTCATATCCAGGAGAGGGCAGTTCTTCGTTCGCCAAAATGACACCGCCCAGATCCCACGATGTTTGACCGAGCGAAAAACGAAATCCGTATGTCAATCGATGGTCAAAATCGTAACTAATGACGTCCCCTGGGCTGAAAGCATTTTGGCCGAGTAGGTTGACGTTGAAGTATGAAAGGCTCCCCTCCACGTCTATGTGAAGCTCATTCAGAACCTGATTTCTTAGAATACTCAAAAACGTCGATTCGTCGGTCGTCCCGCTCGCATTTAGACGAATCGAACGGACCAAAATGTCGGGAGTCAAATTGTATTTATACAATCCAACGTTCTCATTGTTGATATTGAAAGATCCCATCGTTACCAGCCACTGTTTGAAGTTGTAGCCGTCCTCCCATCCCAACGTATCGTTAGGCGCTAGCCATTTGACGCTCTTGAGGAAACGGTCGGGAACGGTCACTCCGAAATCGTTAAACGCATATATGTGATCGGGTACGAGTCCCGTTGGGTCAGGTGCATTTTGAGTCAATTGGATGCCGAGAATACCCGAAATGGCTGGATTGGAGTTAAAGTCCTGTATAACCTGGGACAAAGTGTATGTCAGAGTTGTGTTGAACGATACCGTTAGAGTGTCGAATGACTGAATTCCTGGCGTTGAAGTGCTGTTCACGATCATAAAGTTGCTCGTGGTCAGAACATTCGTCCCGCTGTTGACGAATTGCCCGATGACCGAATCGAATGTTGCCGACGGCCTGTTCAGCCATACGTCCAGTTGCGACACACCGCCCCAAGACGCATCCGTGGGCTTTTTCCTAAAATCTGCGTAGAAATAAGGCACGCCCTGTATTCTAACCTGACCTCCAAATGTAATGGGCGAGTAAGCGTCGCCTGCCTGTGGGGCAGCACCACCGTATGCCGAAGATTTGATCGCAACGTTTGATCCGCCGAAACCCGCACTCGTTTGGAAGCCATAATTGAGTGCATTCAAGATTTCCTGATGAGTGTGGTAAACCGTCGATCCAGTAGTGTTTGACAGAACCACGTGTTTTGTATATACGCCCGACGATGGCATGTAGCCGACACTGAGTACATCACCAGCGTCCAAATAGCACCACGACATTCTGATGCTCACATCTTTCGATTGGTCATTAAACGTTCGCGTGGGGTTCGATACACCTGCTGGTATCAGAAAATAGTTGCAGTACTTGGCTCCATCAGTCGTTGGTGTTCCCGCCTGGAAAAACCCGTACGGGTACTGCCCTTCGGACTCGATGCGTAGCACCGAATCGGGGTCGTTGGGAGAGAACGAATAACTCGACAACGGAATCAATGCACGGCGGACGCAGAAGGATTCGACGTTTTGCACTGGTTCAATCACAAACCTGCAATCGCTCGTGTCATCATTTTGGTTGCAACGGTCGTTGGTGCAGAGAACGACTTTTACGATCTGCTCTCGGACATCGGTCATTTATGCTATGGTATAATCCACTTTAAGGAATTGCATCATAAAAATCACAACGATGTTATACCATGGCATCGAAATCGACCACTCACGTGACGACCGACTCGACGAACATGGTAAATCGCTTATGGCACAATTCTACTGCATGACTAATGAGCGCATCCAGGAAGCGTTTGCACGTGCGTCCATTGCCTACTCGATGCACGACATCGAACTTGCCCAGCGCATGTATGATTACGTATCAAAGGGTTGGCTCATGTTTTCCTCGCCGATCCTATCGAACGCCCGTTTATCGCATCACGAGCCGTCTCGTGGTTTGCCCATCTCGTGTTTCCTCTCGTATGTTCCCAACACGCTGGAAGGTCTGATCGACCACACGTGCGAGCTGCGTTGGTTTTCGATCCACGGTGGTGGGGTCGGTGGCCATTGGAGCGACGTGCAATCGGCGTCGGACAAATCGGCTGGTTTGATCCCTTTCCTCAAAACGTGCGATGCCGACATCATGGCGTATCGACAAGGTCGCACACGCAAGGGATCGTATGCGTCATACCTCGATGTCTCGCATCCGGAAATCATCGACTTTATCACGATGCGTGTACCGACAGGCGACCTGAATCGCAAATGTCTCAACATCCATCACGGCGTCAACGTCACCGATGCGTTCATGCAGTGCGTCGAGTTTGATCAGCCCTGGAATCTCATCGACCCACGAACCAAGCAAGTCGTCGAAGTAGTTTCGGCTCGACTGGTTTGGAATACGATCCTAGAGACACGATTTCGAACGGGCGAGCCATACATTCATTTCATCGACACGAGTAATAGGGCATTACCACCTATCATGTCGAGGAAAGGTCTGCGCATACACGGATCAAACCTATGCAGTGAAATTATGCTCCCGACCGACTCTGACNGCAGTGCCGTCTGTTGCCTGTCGTCGTTGAACATCGAACACTTTGAAACGTGGAAGGATACGACGATCGTGGAAGATTTGACCAAGTTTCTCGACAACGTGCTGAGCGTGTTTATCTTGTATGCACCGGGATCCATCGCCAAAGCACGACGATCGGCCATACTCGAACGGTCGATCGGCATCGGTGCGATGGGCTTTCACTACTATCTGCAAAAGTATATGATCCCATTCGAGTCGTATCGGGCGTTGGAAAAGAACGAAGAAATCTTCCAACTAATATTCGACCGAGCCACATCGGCCACGTTCGTTCTGGCTCGGGAGCGAGGTTGCCCAAGCGACATGCACGGGACGGGTCGTCGCAATGCGCACCTAATTGCCATCGCACCAAACGCCAACAGTTCGATCATCTGCAACACGTCACCGAGCGTCGAACCCGTCTCGGCCAACGTCATCACGGCTCGCACACGTGTCGGGTCGTTTTATCAGAAAAACCGAATCTTGGAAGAATATCTCGAAAACATCGGTCAAAACACCGACGAGACATGGGCGACGATTTTGGCCGATCGTGGGAGCGTTCAGAATCTGCCGTTACTCGACAACGCAAAGGCGGTCTTCAAGACGGCGATAGAGCTTGACCAACTGACCATTATAAGACTGGCATCCGCCCGTCAGAAATACATTTGTCAATCTCAGTCGATTAATCTCTTTTTCCCAAGCAACACGGATCGTATGCTGATTCATAAAATCCATTTCGAGGCGTGGAAGCGTGGCATGAAATCGTTGTATTATCTGCGTACACAATCGTCATCAAAAGTCGAGTTGATAAGCCCAAAGTGCGATCTAGCGGACAAATCATCTTGTAGGTCTTGCGAAGGTTAATATGCCCACGTCCCACGCAGACCGGCTACATCATACTCGGTTATCTTGTTTTCAAAAAAGTTCGTGTGATCGACGCCGTTTACGATCCAATCCATCCACGATAGCGGATTCTTGCCAATTGCAAAGATGGGTTCGTATTGAAGTTGAATCATGCGATTGTCGGCAATGTATCGAACGTATCGTTTCATGTCGTCGCACGAGAGACCCGCAATCGTCCCAATCTTACCATAGGCCAAATCGATAAACGCATCTTCGAGTTTCACAAAGGTTTCGCACAAGTCAAACACACTCGAGTATAATGGTCGGTATCCCGTGGCGTGAAACAAAGCGACCAATCCCTCGACGTGCATGGTCTCGTCCCGAATGCTCCACTCGACGACCTTGCCCATGCCTTTCATACGACCCGATCGCTGAAAGTTGAGCAACATGGCAAACGATGCAAAAAGCGACAACCCTTCGGAAAACACACACTTGATGAGTGAAAGAGCAACCTCGTTGTCGTTAAACATGCTCAAGTTTGTCATATTCTCGAGTTTGTCGCACATTTCGACATAGGAAAGAAAGGCGTGATACTCACTGTCGGGTAGGCATAGCGATTCGTTGAGTAGGGCATAAGACCGTTGGTGCGTGCTTTCACGTGATGCAAACGAAAGAAGCATCTGGCGAATCTCGTTGTTTTGAAAGGTAGGTAGTAGATGATCGATATAGTTACTTGCGACGGCGACGTCGGATTGCGTGAATAAGCGGAGGATATTGGTAATGTAGGCCTTTTCGATATCTGAAAGTTTGTTGGTTTTCCACTCGTGAATGTCGTCGGCCAGATCGATCTCGGACTCGATCCAGTGTGCATTTTCGTGCCTAATCGTCAGTTCGATCGCAAACGGGAACGCAAACGGCTTGTAGGTCATCGATCGGCGAAACGGTGAAATCTCCATCTTCTACTATCACCTTTCGTCTTTTATAAGCGCTTTTCAACGACCTCGCCCGTTGCAATTCCATGCGGACGGCACACGAAAGCGCCCTGATCATATCACGCTTCGAGTTGCACTTGCGACAGACTCGGCAGTGACTGCGGATTTCGGATGGGACTTGGCACACATTGGTACACGCACGGCACGTTTTATGTGTAATTTCGGCGACTCCAATAGTGTCCATATGTAAAACGACTTATTCATTTAACGTGTTTAGTATATGTACGACATCCAACCACCACCGCCGAGCAAAGACGAGCCATGGTCGCACGACAATCTATTCGAACCACCGTTTCGATTACTGATCGTGTCGCCGTCGGGATCGGGCAAGACCGTATTACTCGCCAATCTCATCGGAAATGAGCAGTTTCCCTATCTCGAAACGTTTGCACAGGGCAAAAATGTGTTTCTATTTTCCAGTACGTTTGCACTGGGCGACCCGTCGATGACCATGGCCAAGATCAAACCATCCAACGTGTTCAACTCGCTCGATATAAGTATTCTCAATGCGATCGTGGAAGACCAGCGGAGTATCATCGAAGAGTATGGGAAACAGAAAGCGCCAAACGTCTTGTTTATTTTTGACGACATAGCCCATCAACTGGACTACAAGGCAAAGGAGACGTTGAAGGGATACTTTTTCTCATTGCGTCATTACAAGATTAGTATGATACTCATCGTGCAATCCTACAAGAGCGTCCCACGAGCCATGCGCATCAACGCAACCGACTCGGTGTTTTTCTACATCGGGAACGATTCGGAGCGAGATGTGATCGCTCAGGAAATGCCTACGCAAAAAGACTACTTTCTGTCGATCCTAGACGATGCGACAACCGAGCCTTATTCGTTCTTGGTCGTTCACAACAAAAAGGGCATGGACAAGCGGTTTCAGAAAAAGTTTAGTGGAGATTTCTACACGATCAAGAAGAATTAAAATTCAAAATTCATGTTCCCTCCCACGTGCTACGAATGGCTTGACGACACGAGTGGCCGATGATGCAACGAACGACGAACTAGTATCGCACACGTTTCGCTTCTTGTCAAATACGAACGGCCTGTTATGTTTGTCTATTGTTTGTTCCGCCTTGGCTTTTTCCTTTTCGATGCGCCTCGTCTCTTTTTCGAGTTTGCGAGTGATCTCGATTTCTTGCATTGCTGATGTGATGCGTTGCTGTATATGGTCCAAAATGATGCGTTGCTTTTCGGCCTTTTTATCCTCTCGACTCAAATTGTGTTCTTGTGCGATCCGCTTTTTTTCTTCTTCCAAATATTTGGCTTGAGCATTTTTATGTTCCCGAATCGCCTCGATGCGTTCGAGTTCCTCTGCACGTTGCTTTTCCAACTCTTCCCGTTCGATCGACGTCTTTTCGATGATGGTCTGTGCATCCGATACGATTCGCTGACGTTGCTCCTCACGAACACGTTGCTTTTCGATACGCTTGACGTTGCGTTCTTCACGAACCTTGAGTTGGTCTTCGATGCTCATCTTGGCAATGCCGAGTTTACGCCCTGCCTTGCTCACATAGTTGGGATCTTGCCTAGCCAGCGCCAACGCCTTGCGACCCTTTTCGAGTGCCTCGAGTTGGGCTTGGGAACGTTGTTGCTTGCCCGGATCGGTGATGACACGACCACGCTTGTTGAGAAACGGTTTTATCACTTTGTCGCCGATCTGAATCGTGATACCGGTCGGTTGTGCCTGTTCGGAAGGTTCGGTAGACTCATTCTCCGCAGTGGAACTAACGTTTATCTGTTCATCGACGTTGGCCGAATCCATCTTAAAGAGTTGCATCCATCTCTTTAAGATGATGCTTAAAACGTATTCAGGGACGCCATTCATGAGCGTCGAGCAACGAAACTTTTTCGAAAAGCAACGATCGAAACTATACAACAGTAACCCCGAGTTTTTCAGCATGGAGGACGTTGACAAGATGCCCATATGGCGTTTCATGCATTGGCCCACGTTTCGAAAGGCCGACAATCATCAGATCGGCACGCATCCACTGTCCTTGGCGTGGAAATCGCTCGACGAGAATCGCCGTGTACACGAGAATCGGATCGGTGAACTCTCACTAGCCCTTTCTTGCAATGTGATTTCTACTAGCGTCCACGACATCTTTGTCGAGGAATTAACCCAGGAGTTGGATCGCATCGAATCACAATTCTGCGTTAAACGACGAAAGGATTACCTACAAAGGCATGGCGTCGAAAAACTCGATAAGCCGTTGGGTCAAGACAGAGTCTATGAACGAGTTGCGAGACGCATATCCGAGTGCACGTCAGTTGGTGCAGGATCGGATTCGTCTGCCGTTCATGCAGAAGAACAGCGATGAGGGCATTCCTCAGTATTTCGCCACGAAGGAGCAACTTCGCAAGGCCGTTCCTGCCAAATTCATTAAACACGTCCCGGTAAAGCCATCTCCACCATCCATTTACCGGCCTTAAGCATTGAGAAAAAAATTGCATTAAAACGCTGACTACGTGGTATTAAAATGGCTACCGAATCGATCACCGATTCCGTCGAGTTGGATCTCTCTGAGAATCTCAAACTATACCGTTCGCCGGTGAGTCTCGCCCAGAGCGTGACCCAGCGCCAGAGCGTGCGATTTGCACCGCAGTCGTCTGGCTCGGGCTTCAACCCTACCCAAAACAAGCAGATTACGATCCGCATGTCGTCGCAGTCCTACGTCGACCCGGCGACTGGCTTTTTGGTTTTCCAGTATCAGAGCAACAACGTCGGGACCATTCCGCAAGACTGTGTGCTCAGCATGTTCGACAGTGCTAAGCTCGTGTGTGGCGGGCGTACATTGGAAAGTATATCCAGTCTGGACAGCA